GCTGGAACTAAGTCGTTCAAGAGCGGGCTTGCCCTTAGCGGCGCTGGGGCGGCGGCTTACAAGCTGCTCGCCCCGGCTGCCGCTTACCGCCGTTCCGATTTGGCGGGGCGCCTCCTCGGGTCTGTGCTGAGTAAGACCGAAGAGGTGGACCCCGAAAGACCCGTCAGGGCACATTTGGAAGCAATTCCGAGTGGAAGAGTGCAGCTAACGCTGCGCGTGTGTGGCGATGAGGACGACATTAAGGTGCCGGTGCATGCCAGGATTTCGGCTTTCCAGAGGAAGTGGATCGCCGAGGCCAAGCTGCAATTTCCCATCTGCAAGGTGAGCACAGCTCAGCGGGCGGCGGTGTCCACCTGGCTGCGGTGCAAGATCCTTTTGGAGAAACCAGACATGCGTGCAGTTGATTTGTTGGCGCACATCCAGCGGATCACAACGGCCTATTTTGTGGTCACGGCTGAAGAAATCCTGCAAGCGCAGGTCCTCCAAGACGCTGAGGTGAGAGATCGCCTGCGTCTAATTACGCTGGCCGATGCGTAGGGGGGCCCGGTGGAAATTGCTGGCTTCGAGACTGGTGTTAAGAGTCCCGAGGTGGTTGGAGCCAAGTATCAGTACATCGGGCAGCTAAAAGAGAGGAGGTACTTTTGGTACGCTGGACTCCTCGGTAATCTCAAATTCGGCGTACACAACAACAGCATTAACAATGCCCGTAGGGGCCTGTACGAGAGAGTGTACCATGTGGAGAAAGATGGTAAATTCGTACCGACCCCAAAACCTACGGTCAACATCCGAACGGAGCTTCGTCTATTTACGGCTGCGCTAACACAACGTCTTCCCAAGACCGCCCCTATCTTACATCAGGCATTCCCTGAGTACTATACGGGCCGCAGGAAAGATATATACCAGCGAGCTGCAGATGAGCTTGAGGTGGTTCCCCTGAATAAGGGAGACGCACTGCTCCGATCGTTTGTTAAGGCGGAAAAGGTGAATCTCTCCAAGAAACCTGATCCTGCGCCAAGGTTGATCCAGCCAAGATCGCCTAGGTTTAATGTTGCTGTTGGTTGTTTCATCAAGCATTTGGAAAAGCCTTTGTATGCATCAATTGCAGGGGTGTTTCGCGGGCCTACAGTATTAAAAGGGTATAACGCAGAGCAGAGTGGACGTATATTACGGGACATGTGGGAAGAGTTTAGCGATCCGGTCGCTGTAGACCTGGACGCCACTAGATTTGACCAACACGTTAGCATGGAAATGCTACAGTGGGAACATCTTGTATATCTCTCATGTTTCCGGGGTGACGACAAAACACAACTGCGGAGGCTACTGGCACAACAATTACAGAATCGGGGCATAATTAAGTGCCCCGACGGTATCATCAAGTATAAAGTTGAGGGTTGCCGCATGAGTGGTGATATGAACACCGCCATGGGCAATTGTTTGATTATGTGTGCATTAGTCTGGACCTATTGCAAGGAACGTAGCGTTAAAACTCGGTTGGCCAATAATGGAGATGATTGCGTTCTCATCTGTGAGAGAAACGACATCCCAAAGCTGACCAATGGGTTATTTGATTGGTTCCTGCGATTTGGATTTCAGATTAAGGTCGGTGATATTGTTGATGAGTTTGAGAAAATAACTTTTTGCCAGATGCAGCCAGTATGGGACGGTTCCCAATGGCTGCTAGTGCGTGACCCGCACATCAGCATGTCAAAGGACAGGTATACGATAGTTCCTTTGACAACACCTAAGCTAGCTGCTGGGTGGCTGTATGGATTTGGTACAGCAGGCATGTCTTTAACTGGCGGTATCCCGGTACTGCAGGAGTATTATAACTGCATGTTGAGGAGTGGACTACCCAACAATGTGCAGAATAGCACGCAGTGGGAGAACGCCTCAGGATTCCTCAACCTGAGTAAAGGCATGGCAAGACAAGTAACTAAAGTGACTGACGCGGCTCGACTCTCCTATTGGAGAGCATTTGGGGTGTGCCCAGCACGCCAGGAACTGGTGGAAAGCATATTGCGTAACACCACACTGTCATTGCACCGCGACGGGTTTCAAGTCCTGGACCCGACAAGTGAATATAACGTCCACACAATTTCGTATTAATTTACAACAGTTTGAACTCAACCATGGTCAAGATTAAGAACATGAAGAATAAGCAAAAGAAGAGTCAGAAGATGGCTCAGGCCAGGCCTCGGCCTAAGGGCCGGCAGGTGGCTATGGTGCCTCGTGGCGTCCGTCTGGACGCACCGGCGGCTGCCTATGCCCGACTTCTTGCCGACCCTTGCGGTGCTCCCCTCACGCACCCAATCTACATGGGTAGTGAGGGTGGTATCCTCGTCAAAGCCGAGTCGGTGTTCAACCTCAT